GTAGCTCAGACCAGAGCCCTTACCGGAGTTGTCACGCGGAAGCAGGTTCCGGGTGACGGTCTCGCGGGGGACCAGCTTCTTGGACGGACGCTCCAGGTCCACAGGGACGAAGCCCTGGGTCTGACCCAGCGTGGTGTTTCCACCAAGCGTCGGGGTACCAGCGGAACCGGCACCGCCCGAGTCGATCTCCTTGACCAGGTCGGCCTGCATGGAGTTCAGGGTCGCGTTGATCTCAGCTGCGAGATCCCCGGAAGCACCCTTGCTCAGCTCGCGCAGCTTCTCAATGCGCTCGGCCTTGCTGTTGTCGACGGAGGCAAACCCCTCGCCATGGACGTAACGCTTGCTGCCAGCGTGCGCAGCCTTGATGTTGTCGCTGAGAACCGCCTTGTAGGACTCAAAGCGTTCTGCCCGCTCAGCGTCGCTCGTTGCGTCGCTGAACAGATCCCTAGGATTAGGGGCACCAGACATTTGTCACTCCTTTCAGAGTGTTAGAACTTACGATTTACTGCAACCGCTCTCTAGGCTGATGCCCCTCTAGCGGTGGTATGTGGGTGGAGGCGCATTAACTTGCAGCGCGCTTACCGGATCGGCTTTCGTGAGCAGCTCCACCACTTTGGTTACGGCAGGTTCATCACCGTAATGGACAGCGTAATGACTCCCGCGTCCTCGTAGTTAGCATCCAGCGTCCAGGATGTGCCATCCGCATTAGGCCCGAACTGGCTGCTGACTCCACTTAGCTCTACGTTACAATGGCAGGTACGTCGAACTCCTGAGACACCACCTGGTATCCAGTATTGACGGCTACGTCCTGCGCAGGTATCGACACATCCATGATTAGATCAGCGTCCCGTTCTGTAGCACCCACAGGTAGATCGGCATCCCGGTGACCGGGTCCGTTGCGGTCTGATTCACGGTCTGCACGCCGTAACCAGCCGCGAGGTTGGTGTTCAGCGTGGTGCCCGACGTGGCGGCGTCGGAGTTGAACTTAGCTACCGTGCCGAAGTACGTGTAAACGGCGTTGGCGGCCACGGCTTAAGCCAGCTTCGAGAGGGTGACTTCGACCTTCTTGGCGAGGTCTTCGTAACCCTGCGCCAGGCCAGAGTCGTCGGTCTCGTCGGCGAGCCGCTTGTACTTCAGCACGCGGGCCTGAAGCTCAGCCTTCGCCTCGTCGGCAGGCGTGGACGGGAAGCCCATCGGACGCGGACCGCCAGGCTTGACGGACTTGCCCAGCTCCTCAAGCTTCTGCTCGGCGGCCTCAGCTCGCGCGGTCAGTGACGCGGTGGACTCGGCGACGGCGGACTTGACGAGCTTCTTGACAGCCTTAGCGTCCCAGACAGTTACGTCGGCACCGGCAGCCTTGTCGACCTTGGCCTTCTTGGCCTTGCGCAGGGACGCAGGCAGTTCGTTCTCTTCCATCTGGAACTTCCTCTTTGCGATTGAGCGGATCTTCCGCTTCACGGCGGCCGGGTCGGCAGCGTGGTGTGCCAGGGACGCCGCATCGTGCACGTCATCCTTGGTCTTGATCGGGAACGTACCGTCCGGTCCGGCAAAGTCACCAGCGGGCACGTCGGAAACATCCCGGCCGCCCGAATCAATGTTCTTGCCGTCCTTCTGGAAGCGCTTCTCCAGGCCCTCGATGCGCGCTAGGAGGTCCGCATCGGCAGACTTGGTGCCGTCGTGCTTCTTGCCAGCCTTGCGCTGGAACTTGCCGGTACCTGCACACAGCGGGCAGTCGGGGTCGTTGTCGTGAGGCTTCGCCATGTCGGCGGCCTGAGCGACCACGTCGTCATCGTTCTTGGCCTTGGGCTGCTTGACAGCCTTCTTGGCCAGCCAGCTCGTGCCGGGGGTCTCACTCTCTACCGGGGCAAGCTCAGCACCCACCATCTTGGCGATGCCGATGGTGGAGGTGGGGTTGCAGGGCCGGTCGACGTAAGACACCTCAACGATCGTGCCGCCGACGATCCGGCCACCGGGGGCCTTAGCGTCCTTGACCACACGGGCGTTCTTGATCCCGATGGAGTAGCCCTTGAGTGCCCCCGCCTCGATCTTCTTGGCGGTGCCAGCGTCCACAACCTCGGACTTCAGGAACCAGTTGCCGGTCCCGTCATCGTTCAGCTCACGACCGATACCAGCAACGATCGGCTGGTGCATCTCGCGCAGGTTGCCCCACTTGGCCCAGTCCGGCATGGCCTGCTTCAGCCACTCAGGATCGGCGTACTGCTCGTCCAGGTCCAGGTCCGAGCTGGTGGCACTGCCGAAAACCATGAGGTTGCCAGCTTCGTCACGCTCGGCCTTGACAATATCTCCACAGTACGCATACTGGATGTCTTCGGGCATTGGAACTCCTTGTTGACGTGCTGGTCTGAGGGTGGTACTATCAGTTCATGGAGCTAGAAGACTTCAAGCCAGAACCGCTCTGGTGCGAGATTTGCAACAGTGTTCGACACGATACGGAGGATCACCCATGGTCGACGTACTTGAATCCGTGGAAGCAGTAGCAACCACCAAGCTCACCCTGCACGACCTGTGTGACTCCAGCGGCGTGAAGCACCAGCTCGCGTCCAAGCACCACACGGAGCACCCGAGCTGCGGGAGCACCTCGCGGGCCTACGTGCTGGTTCAGCTGCCAAACGGGTTCGATCTGCGGTTCTGCAAGCACCACTATGAGAAGTACGAGGTGTCCCTCATGGCGTCCGGTGCCGTCGTGCTCGATGACGATCGTGAGGACCTGGTGGTCAAGCCGGGGGTGTCTGCCGCGAGCTTACCTGCGCGCGATGAACGCGGCGGTCAGTGCGGCCAGGCCAGCGGCAAGCAGCCACGGGACGGGCAGCGCGATGACGGTGGCGGCGACGAGCGCGGCGAGGATGAACAGGACGAGTGCGGTGACGAACAGGGCCAGAGACAGAGTCACTTGGTGCCTTTCGGTTAACGGCCAACCGGGGTCCGGAGTCAGCTCAGGGGTCCCGGAGTAACAGTAGGCGGCACCAGGTTAGGTGCGTCCGGGTCGGACTCGCGAGTCTCCGCAAGATCAGCTGCTGTGTGCAACGTCTCAGAAGGGAACCGGCTCAGCATCTCAGTGTGATGTGCCTGTGCAAGCTGCATCGCCTCTCGGTGGTGCAGCTTTCTCAGTTTCTCCATAGTCCGCAGCTTCACCAGGATGAAAGCAAAGCAGAACAGCGAAGCGACAATGTTCGGCCAGACCGGGATGTAGAGGTCGAGCCAGAACCAGTGATACAGGAACGCTACCATCGGCGGAGCACCTTCCGCACCCAGGTACACATACGCGCGTGCCGCAGCTTAGAGGCTCCGTTCTGGAGCTTCCACAGGTACTTGATCCGGAACGCGATCACCAGCGGCACCATCGACACAGCGGTGAGCGTGAACCACTGCCAGAACGTGCCCTTGAGCATCACCCCGAAGTCGTCGGAGACCACACCCGGCAGCAGCGCGGCGAACAGCGCAACATCCAGGAATACGATCATCCGGCCGAAAGGTGTCTTCCACCACGGAGCGAGCCACGTGTAGGCGACGATGAACAGCAGAGCCGCCCACGCAGCTGCCGAGGCAACGTATGGGGCAACGTACTCAATGATGCCAGGCGGTGGTGTCATTGCTTCCCCCGAAGCTTCGCGAGCTGGGATGCCCGGAACAGGTTGCGTGTGAGTCCCCCGCAGCCCACGGTAACGGTGAGGAATGCTACGATCCGCATGCAGATCAGCACATCAGAATGCTCGGTCTTGACACCGATCCCAGTGAGCATGTTGGTTGCCAGCACGATGGACAGCCCGAACAGCACGGTCATGAGCGTGCGCCCGAACGCGTTAGACCACCACGGGTTGCGCAGTGTGTAGAGCACGATGAACGACATTACAGAGAACGCAGCCGACACGATAGACACGTCGAGTAGGTAGACGAGGAACTGTGTCATGGCCCTACTCGCTTCGCTTGGCGCTGAGCGCCTCAAACATCAGCTCCGCTAGGTGGTTACGCCGTAGTGCTTCCCTCTGACGGGCAAGCACCGTTGCGGCGTGTGCATGCTTATCCTGCTGCTCGGAGAGATCCCGCTCGGCGCGAGTCACCCGCATCTGTGTGACGATGCTAGCTTCTACTGGCTTCTTGTGACCGAAGATGCTCACCGGTTACCACCACCCAGAGCCTTGAGGACCAGCTCACCCGTCATGACGCTGGTGTTAGCCCGCTCGTTGGCCAGTGAAAGAGCCTGGCGCGTCATGTCGTGAGCGCGCTTCTCTTCCTCCAGATCCTTCCGGACGTGCTCAAGCTCCGTGTCGCTGTGGAGCTTGCCGCCCACGAACAGCCAGAAGATGATACCGAGAACACCGAAGTTGATGCCCGCCGTTACGTACTGCGTGAGCTGGACCGCAGCGGCCGAGCCCCCCATTACGAATCATCCTCAACCGCGAAAGCGTTGCACACGCACCGGCAGTCCGGGTACTTCCCGCAGGACTCGTGCATCTTGCCGTGCTCCCGGAAGCAGAGCGTGCAGAGCAGAGTCCGGATGTGCACCACCTGATCGGCGTGCCACCGTTCGTGAGTGGCACGCCCCCAGGGCTTGATGTACAGCCCGCAGAACAGGCAGCATGAGCCGAAGATCTTCATGGCTTACACCGCCTTGTCGTTCTTCGGGAACTGTGACGAGTGCGTCTCCAGTGCTGCTTGCAGGTACTGCGGATCGATCTCGCCGACGTAGGCAGTGGGGATGACACCCGCCTTGATACTGCCCAGCAGGTGGTGATGACCGTCCACGGTGATGAAGCGGTTCTTGCCCTTGACCTTGATGACGATCATCGGCTTGGTGCTCTTGCCCTTGCGGAGCTTCTTCGCGATCTTGTCGACCTTCACCGGGTCCTGCTCGGCCGACCACGAGTTGCTGTCCGACATGTCAATCTTGTCGGCGTCCACGTGCTGCGGACCCGACCAGTCGGTGTGCTTCACCCAGTCGATCGCGTGATCCGGGAACGACTCCTGCATCAGCGCATGGACATCGTGCCTGACCGCGTGCGAGTTAGCATCCACCTTGTGCTTGAACATGGTATCCATGAGATCAAAGTTCATCTCGGGAGCGAGCACGCGCACAAGCATCTCGTCGGACTCGAACTCGAACGCCCGGTTGTGGGCCTTCTGAATCCAGTTCTTGTACGCACGGATCTCGGACTGCGCGATCTCCGTCTCAGCCTGCGCGTTCTTCTGCTGATCCTGCGGCGGCTGAGCCTGACTCTTCGCGTGCCGGTGGTTGGCAAGAGCCCTAGCTGCCTCGCTAGCCGCATTCGAGCTTCCCGACGTTGAGCCTCCGGGAGGCGTGACTTCACCCTCGCGGGAAGGCTTCGTAGAGAGCGCAGGCACGACACCGGGTGCATTGCCGTGTGCAGGGTTGTTCGCAGCGTTCGGCTGAGTCTGCTGCGGCGGCATCTTCTTGGCATCCTTGGCATCCTGATCCGACTGCTCGTCAGCCATGTTGGTGTTGGCCGAGCCGTCAGCATTCAGTGGCGCGCCCGGTGCTCCTGGAGGCGCAACGCCTGCTCCAAGCGCGATTCCTGCCATGGTGAGGGGCTGCACGCCCTTGCGAGTGACAATGACAGGGATGTCAGCCAGCGGATCGCTGTAACGAGGAAGTCCAAGACGGTCGCGCTCCTCGTTGTAAGTCACGCGGCCCTGCTGGACACGGTTCGACGCCATCTCGTCCTGCTCGCCGAGGTCTTCCTGCTCCACATCAAGGAAGCGGAATTCCAGGTCGGGGGACATGCCGAGGTAGCGGTGCGACATTGCTGTGAACTGCCGCATCCACCACTTAGCATCCGGGAACAGCCCGGACTCAGCGCTTACCTCGTCGGACTGATTCGCAACGCCGGTACCGCCGAGAGCGCCCTTGCCGACTGTGAAGCCCATTCGCTCAGCACGCTCACCGAAGTGGGCGCAGACGAGCTGGATGATGTACAGGTCGTAGTCAGACTTGTAGCGCTCGGAGACATCGCCGTTCTGCTGAGCCTCCCAGCCGGGCGGGAGCATCCGCATCCGGTGCCGGTCCCCCGTGCTGCCTGACATTGAGTCGTTGAGTTCACGCTCGTACTCCAGGAGCTGCTGCGGCGACCACTGCGACTGGTTCTCGCCGATCGTCTTGAGGTATGCCTCCGCAAGCGTCCCCTCGGTGTACTCCGACCGCATCCACCCGTGCCGCTTCAGGAACAGGTCGATGTCGAGGAGTGCGGTCTCTACCGGGCTGAGACCATACGGTGAGTTGTTACGGACGTACTGGCGACGGTAGATGAGCTGATCCGCAGTGTACACGTCAGGGTCATTGATTCCGACGTCGGCAGTGAACTCACCGCGAGGGAACCCGTAAAGAATCTGCTGGAAAGCAGGGTACGGGGAAGTGGGGCGGCGGCCGTACTCGTTGAGAAGAGGCTTGATGGTGCTGCCGTCAACCGAGCGGAAACCATAGAGCGTACCGTCATAGGTCGTCTCCGGGTAGATTGCCACAGCGTCGAGGACGAGCTGGTCCTCAATGAGCTGGGTGTACCAGTCACCGAAGTCAAGCCCCGCTCCCGGGTCCGGGTTCTCCCAGAACCCCCGGCAGCGGGAGATGTCGGGCGCGAGTGTCTTGGCCAGCTTGGTCGCTGCGTCCGCAGACCCGTCACCGGACATGCGGGCGGCCTCTTCGATGACCGATCGCTTCACCGAGATGTCCCACGGCAGCTTGGTCAGGTCACGGGCACGCTTCCGGATGATCGGGCGCACCAGCGGAGACTTGGCTGCCGCGCGCAGGGTGTGCCACGGGATCTCTCGCTGGCCCTGAAGCTGTAGGTTGGACGCAACCGGGTACTCCCAGCCGCTAGGCTCGGCACGGTGGGTGTCCGGGCGCAGCTGGGTGATGGCCTCTGGCGGGATGCGGTTGCCTGGCCCGAACGGCAGCTGCCCCCAGAGCGGAGGCGCGTCCATCTGATGCGGGGTCTGCTGGCCCTGAGCCTTCTGGTCCAGCTTGCCCTGAGCCTCGAGCATCTCAAGAACCTGGGACAGCGGCACCATCTTGGTGGGCGCGGCAGCACGGCGGAAGGGGTTCCTCGCCATTCACCCTCCTCAGTTATGCGCCGTGTGGCGAAAGTGTCTGCGTGACTTCAACGGGACTGTGCCCGTATGCTGGTTTGGCGTGGCTGCCGTTACGTACAGCGAACCACTCGTCCAGGGACGACCCCGGAGTGAAGTAGGCGAGGATGAGCGCTTCGGCGTTGTCCGGACTCCGGCCGAGCCGGTCCTTGATGTCTTCCTTCTTCTCGATGAGGATCTTCCCAGCGAGGTTCAGGGAGTAGCGCGGGTTGCAGAGCTGGGCGACGGTGTTGTCACCGTTCTCCATCTCACTCAGATCCCAGCCGCCAGTCTCGGACAGCGTGCGCGCCATCCACCAGTACTC